GCCTGACAACCCCTGCGCCCCCCTTCTCGGTATGTTTGCAGGGTCCCAATGTTGTGGATAACCCTGTGAAAAACCCGTTTCTGTGGATAACCCTGTGGAAAACGTCATCGTCAAATTTGGCCGGGCTGTGGAAAACTCGGCCTGTGAATAACCCGCTGTGGAAAACTCAGCCTGTGGAAAACCCCCTGTGGACAACCCAAACGACTCGAGGTCGACGCCATGCCCCCTGGTTCCAAACCCCAACCCGCCGGAAAATCTGACCAACGCGAAACAGTCTTCAAATGGCAACTGGCCGAGGTTGAAGGCTGGCAACACGGAAAGATCCCTCCGCCATCACCCAGCCTCTCCGCCCATGGAAAGCGCGCGTGGAAAACATGGATGAACGCCTGGTGGGCTTGCTTCTACTCAGCGGAGGATCTGCCAGGACTCCAGCTGCTCGTCATGCTCTATGACAAAGTCATGCTCGAGGAGATTGATGTGACGAAGATTCTTCCGCTGCTGGATCGTTATGGCATCACCCCGAAGGGTCGCCAAGACCTACGATGGGCGCAACTGCCATCAAAGGCAGAAGCCTCTACCCCGACTCCCGAAGTCCAAGATGAGATTGCTGAACGTCGACAGACCAGGCGATCGAAACTGGCGTAGGACATCCATGCCTCTAATCCGCCTCACAGCTCCTTCAGACTGGCCAACTCTTGGCTGGCAGATCATCGACTGGACAGAGCAGTACCTATGCCATGGCCCTGGCGACATTCAGGGCGAACCGTTGGTGTGGGATGAGGAGTTCTGCCAAATCATCCTCGACTGTTACCGCCTCTTCCCGAAAGGCCATGAGCAGGAAGGACGGAGGGTCGTCTCCTACTTTGGGATCTCTATGCCGAAAGGTAGGGCGAAGTCAGAGTTTGCCGGCGCTATCACTTGCGCCGAACTCCTCGGCCCTGTCCGCTTCGACGGCTGGGACACCAATGGGGAACCAGTAGGAAAACCAGTCACCTATCCGTTCATCCGTCCTTTGGCAACGGAGGAGAACCAGACCGGCAACACCTACGGCAACGTCCAAGCCATGCTCGAACACGCGCGCGACCAGTTCCCTTCCGAATGGGCTTTCTCACAGCTCGACATCGGGTCGACCCGAACGCTGGTCGGGAAGGGTGGCCGGTTGGGTGAGGTTCGCCCCTCAACTGCTGGCGCTGCTTCGAAGGATGGTGGCAAAGAGTCGTTCGCTGTCGTAGACGAACCTCATCTCTACTATCTGCCCGAGTTGCGGCAAATGCACGCCATGGTCCGACGGAACACTCGAAAGCGGAAGATTGCTCAGCCGTGGATGTTGGCGACCACCACCATGTTTCAGCCTGGTCAGCATTCTGTCGCTGAAGACCTTTATGACGAGGCGGAGAAGCTGATGGAACGCCCCAACCGTTCTTTCGGTTTCTGCTGGCACCATCGGGAAGGTTCCATGACCGAGTCATCGTGGGACGATGACGCCGCCCAACTTGCCTCACTGAAAGAGGCGTATGGGCCGGCTGCTGAGTGGATGGATCTGCCGGGAATGATCGAACATGAGATCCGAGCGCCTGGCTCAGTGAAAGCCGAGAACGCCCGCTACTTCCACAACCTTCGATGGAAAGGGGAGCAGCGTGCCATCGACCCCGACAAGTGGGATTTGCTGGCAGCTCCACAGTTCAATCCTGAAGGCGGAGAAATCATCGCCATCGGCTTCGACGGCTCCGACCGTGGAGAAAACGCTGATGACACAGTCCTCGTCGGCTGGGTGCTAACCGAAAAACCCCACCTGTTCCTCATCGACGCATGGAAACGCCCCGAGTTCGTCGGCCGTGACTATCGGGTACCTCGGGAAGAGATCCGAGAGAAAGTGTCGGAGCTTCGAGAAACCTTCGAAGTCCGCCGGTTCTGTTGTGACCCTCCCGGCTGGCGTGAAGAGATCGACTCCTGGGACAAAGAGTTCGGTGAAACATTCGGCGAACCGATTGTCGTGGAAGTATTAACAAACCGCCCGACCCGAATGGGACCTGCAATCGACCGCTTCCTCGAGGCCATCGACGAAGGATCTTTCACCCATGATGGGTCGCCGGAATTGCGCGAGTATGCGTTGAATGCTTTGTTGACAAAATCCAAAGGCCGATCCGATTTGCCGGCAATCGTGAAACCTACGATTGACTCAAAGATCGACGGATTGGTCGCCGCCATTCTCTCTTACGATGAGGTAGCCCGAATGACTCCCGAACAGCCAATCGCCCCGTTTGCGATCCTCGCATGAGAACCGCTCTTGCGTTTATCATTGCCGGACTGGTCCTGCTCACAGTAGGGCTAGCCCTCTCTCCCATTTCTTGGCTTGCGTTATGTGTGCCAGGCGTCGCCCTGATCGTGGCCGGCTTACTGAAGGACGTTGAATGAGACTTCTGGACAGACTACGCAGCGGCAACCTCGAGACGGCTGAACGCTCCTACGCCAACGGCCTCACCTTCGAAGACGTCCTCGCCATGTTCTCCTTCAACGGGAACACCTATCAGGGCATCGCTTCCCCACTTCGAGCGCCTGGCACCGCTGTCTCAGCGAACTTCTCCGGATATGTGCAGGGCGTGTACAACCAGTCCGGAGTTGTTGCCGCTGCTGTAACAGCGCGCGCGCTGCTGATGTCACAGATTCGCTTTCAATGGCGCTCACTGCTCCAAGGCGAAACCGGCCGCCTGTTCGGAACCACGGAACTTTCCATCTTGGAACGCCCTGGGGATCTGACCCGAGCTGAACTTCTTTACGCCGCCGAGCAGCACAACAGCCTCGCCGGAAACGCCTTCTTCTACCGGAACGGAGGCCAACTCCGCCTCCTCCGTCCCGACTGGGTCACTGTCGTCTACGGATCTTTCGAAAACGACGTCGACCCCACTGCACAACTCGACGCCGAACTCGTCGGCTACTCCTACCAGCCCGGTGGCATCTCATCCCAAACCCCGCCAGTGTTCCTCGCCCCATCACAGGTCGCCCACTGGAAACCCGAGCCGGACCCGATGCACTGGTGGCGTGGACAGTCATGGATCGGATCGGTCCTCTCCGAAATCACCACCGACCGGCAAGCCACAGAGTTCAAATCCAAGTTCTTCGCCAACGCTGCAACCCCGCAACTCATCGTCACCCTCGACCCACACACCACCCAGCAGCAAGCCACCGATATCGCAGCTGTTATCAACCAGCGCCACGAAGGATCCGGCAACGCCTACAAGACTTTGGTTCTTGGTGGTGGCTCTGATGTGAAGGTTGCCGGCTCAAACCTGCAACAACTCGACCTCAAAAACACTCAAGGCGTCGACGAAACCCGGATCGCCTTGCGCGCGCGTGTACCAGCCACCCTTCTCGGCATCTCTGAAGGCTTGGCAGGGTCCGCATTGAACGCCGGCAACTACTCTCAGACCCGTCGCATGTGGTCGGACGCCTGGTTCATGCCAGTCGCGCAGAATCTTTGCGCCTCAATGGAACGAATCTTGGCTTTGCCGGTCGGAACACCGGCCGAACTGTCGTTTGACCCTTCCCAAATCATGTTTTTGCAGGAAGATCGCAAGGACGAAGCGGAAATTCGTGCCACACAAGCCTCTTCTATGCGCCAACTCGTCGAAGCCGGCTTCGAACCGTCGACGGTAACCAAATTTATTGCCACCGGAGACACCACAGTCCTCGAACACACCGGAGTGTTCAGTGTGCAGCTCCAAGCGCCGACAGATGGAGAGACAAATGCCGTATGACGTCCTCCAAGGCGTCGAAGGCTGCTCTGGTTGGGCTGTAGTCAAGACCGAAGACGACGAAATCATGGGCTGTCACGACACAAAAGCCGAAGCCGACGACCAACTGACCGCTTTGAACATCGCCGAATATGGTGACGAAGGTCGGGCAGCCGATTCCTACCCTCCGACCGACGGCATGGTCGAGGAAGCCCAGCGTGGACTTGACTGGCGAAGCGAATATGGCCGAGGCGGAACGTCCATCGGTATCGCACGCGCGCGAGACATCGTGAACCGCAAAGACCTTCCGATTAACACTTGGCGCCGAATCAAAGCGTATTTCGACCGCCACGAAATCGACAAGCAAGGCGAAGGCTGGTCACCAGACGAGGATGGCTACCCCAGCAACGGCCGAATCGCATGGGCGCTTTGGGGTGGAGACGCAGGTTGGAGCCGTTCGCAGGCCATTATGGAAGACTTCAACAACGACGAAAGGTCCGTCATGGATGAAACCCAAACCCGAGGCATCGAGGGCATTTATCCAGTGACGCCTCTTCAAAACAAACTCTACGAAGACCTCGAGGAAATCGTGGACATCTTCGGACAGTTTGATCAGGGCATCGGCGCACAAGGCGCCCACTATGTCGGCGCTGACGAAAACCCTTTCGCCGAAGAAGGCATGGTCTGTAGCAACTGTGCATTCTATGAAGGACCCCGGGCCTGTGAACTCGTCGAAGGCGACATCGACCCCGGCGGCATCTGCAAATTCTGGGTGATCCCCGAAACCCTGCTCACAATCGAAACCCCGGCCGAACTCATCGTCGAGGAAGAACCCATGATCGAAATGGAATCAGCACGTTCCACCGAAACACGCTCCGACCTTTACCGCAACGTCCCATTCGAGATCCGTGCGACTGAAGACACCGGAGACGGCCTCACCCTCACCGGCTACGCCGCTGTCTTCAACCGCTCCACCATGATCGACAACTACGAAGGCCGCTTCGAAGAACGAATCCGCCCAGGAGCGTTCAAACGGTCCATCAACGCCAAAATGCCGGTTCTGCAATTCGAACACGGCCGCCATCCCCTCCTCGGCTCCATGCCACTCGGACAAATCACAAAACTCCGTGAAGACGAACACGGCCTCTACGTCGAAGCACGTCTCGCCGACAACTGGCTGATCCAACCAGTTCGCGACGCCATCGCCTCCGGAGCCATCGACGGAATGTCTTTCCGCTTCCAGGTAGTTCGGGACAGTGTCGACGAGTCTGGCGATATGCCAGTCCGCACCCTCGAGGAAGTCAAACTCCTCGAGCTTGGCCCTGTAGTATTTCCGGCCTACGCAGAAACCAGTGTTGGCGTTCGCTCCGCTGATCTGTCACCATTGTTCTCACTGCCCCAAGATGATCGCCACGCGATCGCTAGGGCGCTTGTTCTCGGCACCCAACCCGAACCCGCCAGTGATGGCACTTCGGGAAGGCTCGCCGATTCGACACCGGACTCGCCTACGCACTCCGGCCTCACACCCATCCAACGCAGCTCACAGTTGCGAGAAATCGAAGGAGTCCTCTAATGGACGAAAAGAACCTTCGTGAAGGCGTCGAGTACGTCAAGGCTGTCCTTCGCGAAATGCACACAAACGCTGAAGAGCGTTCATTTGACCCAGACGAGCAGGCTGAATGGGAAGCCGGCGCCGAGT